TTTCGTTGTTTAATAATACCCGTCTCTTCATGACTCACTTCTTTTGGGATTTGAACTATTACCTTATATCCGGGATGATCACCGTTGTCACACTATCGTTACGCACTACTACCGTACCTTCTTCGATCTTTGAGGCCGGCATATAATGAGGTACACTGATTGATTGCGCTGCCATGATGAGAGCGCAGGATACGATTGCTAACAGCGTCAGCAGATCGGATTGATTTGTTTTTTTGATTGTTGTTGTCATATCTGTTTGATTTATTAATTAATACGGTTTTGTTGGAGGTGTAAAATTTTGCTCCCATCTAATAATATCAGACAATCTAAATTCGTCTATTTTTGAACCTTGATTTAAAATAATGTTTGTATATTTCCCTCCTTTTTTATTTAATGTTATATTACTATCATACTTAAGTAATCCATTAATGAAAAATTTTATATTTGATTTATTCCAGTTCAAATAAAAATGATGAAAATCACCAGATGGGAAAGTAATTCCCGTGTTAATAATTCTCCATCCGCTTAGGTTACCAGTATCAACTAACAATGTAATATACCCCTGGTAATTCATATTGATTGCAAATTGTGAATTTCTGCCACTTATAGATGATCCTCCTAATCTGACAGAAGTATTATCATCAGTGCTTGCACCATTTATCCTACTATACCAAAAATCTAAAGAAATGACATTATTATAATCTAAAAGAACGGTTTTTTCAACTGAAACTACGCCCCCTGTATTATTCTTACTAATATCATTCAAGCACTTTCCAAATTTACCTGGCAAGAAGGATAGATTACTTCCATTATAAACAGATGCATTAATATTTTCTATTTCCTCGTGATAGTTATCATCAAAATGAAGTAACAACAATGTGTTTTTATCGGGCTTACGCTCCACATCTATCAATCGCCGTTTCATACGCCCAGGTCTAAATTGAGTTCAAATGTCAAGAAATGCGGATAATTCGCTTTTACGTCGATTTGAGCCAATTCAGCTTCCGACGTAGCGGCATAAGCAGCGGCCTCGTTGCTTGCGCGGAGGTCGTATGTACGTTTAGCATAGATTTCCAAGTATGGCAAATACTTCATTGCCCAACTGATTGGCACATCGATTGACTGCGGCGGCGTTCCGGTCGTCCAGAGCTTTGTCTTTGTTTCACCGTCCGACTGTAATGCCGGGAGCGTGATACTGTATAGGGAGTTGCGCAAATCCTTGTCAATCCACAATTCCTGGTTGGCAACCTCTATTCCCCCTTGTGTGACGGAGACAAAGAATTTATTGCTAAACTCATCCTGTTCGACGATCTCCTGTAGCTTAGCTTGCCGGGCAAGTTCCAACGCATCGGCTTCCGGAAGAGGTTCCGGCTGCGGTTCCGGAGTCGAAGCCAGTTCCATATTCCACACTTCTAACTGTGTGGCCTCTGGATGCATAGCATAAAAGACCTCTTGTTCATTACTAAGGAGAAGATAAGCCCCCTTATCGTAGTCGGCAATCGTTGTACCAACATTGTAGGAGTCAGGAAGAGGATTCTTCAGACTCCAAAATCCGTTGTTTCTATTTATATATATCATAGCTCACTTATTTCCCGTTTTGAATTAATTCCCCTTAGCGATTACCACATAAGTACCATGTATGTACCTTACAGAGATAGACGCGATCTTACCTGCTGCGATCGTTATGCTCGTATTGTCACATTGCCAACCCGATGCGTTCGGGAGCGGTTGTGTGATGTTTGACGATGAACTATTCTTGATATCAATCATACATTCCCATCCCTCGTTAGGAGTAGTGGAAAAAGATAACGCACTGGCAGATGATAGCGTAACTTTTATCGAATAATTATTGATCGAAAGGCCGGTGAGTGTAGTAGCATTCGTAACATTTTCAGGAACAACAGCCGCATTCAGATTTCTCTTATCTGTATAACTCATTAATCCGTTATCGAAAATAGTGGCAACACCCGGCACAGTCGGTATTGTCGGTTTGTTGCTTAGGTCGTTGTAAGAACCGCTAAACAACCCCTTTCCCGCCTCTTTCTGTACGTAGTTTGTCAGATCGACTTTTTCGGCCTCAATCGGCTGTTTTGCCGTACCGTCCCACCAGTAGTCAGGCACATCCAGCGCCTTTATATAAAAGTTGTCACCGACTTGAAGCGTGGTAACGTTTGCCGAAACACCTAGCCAGACATCAAGAGCCGCGACCGTATCAAATACTTTTGCGCGAGACTTTCCGCGTGCGATTGCTTCTACATCCGAAAGAGCTTGTCTTATATCAGAATGAGCGACTGCCGATGTGTTATGGTTTCCAATGTCGGTCTTTGTAGCAAAATTGCTATCATTGCTTAATTGGCTTGTCTTGCTTGGTATTGTAGGCTTATTCAGGATCGCTGCTTTTCCCGCTGTTGCGTTCCAATCCGGCTGAACTTGTTCCGGGATGGTGGGTGCTACGTATTCCACAAATGTTCCGGTGGTAGTTCCATTTGCAGAAGGAACAAACAAATATTTCTTACCAATAAGAAGCCCTGTACCGTCTGCCGATACGTTTCCCGATCCTGTACCCGGCAAACCTTGCTGACCACGCGGCAGAGTTAAGTTTAACAGGTACTTAGGGTTACCTGCTACTGTTTGTCCGTTTGCAATCAACGAAGCTAAAGCATCTGTGCCCGGTTCTCCCGTCGTAACCGTACCTTGTTCCAGTACCGGAGGCAAACCGTTAGCTCCTGCTGGTAGGGTCAGGTTTATTTTGTATTTAGGGTTGCCCGTTGCATCTGTTCCGGCAGGGGTTACGGATGCGGCAGGATCAGTACCGCCCTGTACGGTCCCAATTTCGAGAGATGGGGTTTTCCCGTCTTCTCCGTCCTGCACGTTTACGGCAGCGGTATTGGCCGCTTCTGCAGCCCTGTTTGCCGCATCCTTAGCCTTGTTCGTTTCTCCGATCGCCAAGTTCACATTTTCGGAGATTTGAGACATTTTCTCATCTGCACGCTTCGCTGCATCGGTAGCAGGCTGTCGTAACCAAGCCAGATAATCGTCAACAGTCTTACCGACGTTTCCCTCCTGCTGTGTCCACACCTCGAATGCGCTATACCCCCGATCGCCTTTCAGACTATTCTTCTGCTCCGGCGTCAGCTTATCCCATGTCAGCCGCAGATCGGCAAGTTGCTCCGGAGTGAACATATCATATGTAAAGGCCTTACCGCGTAAAGCTTCTTTATCCGCGTCCGTCAGATCGCTGAACTTTAGTTTCAACTCTTCCACCTGCTCCGGAGAAAGATCGTCGAAAGTAAAGGCCAAATCCGACATAGGGATAAGAAGGATGTAGGCGGTATCATCCTGGTCCTCGTATTTCATTTCCAGACCGGCGGATGTTTTGCGGAATTTAGGCGTACGCCCGGTTGCCAGGACACCCGTGTTGATATTGTCTACCCACCAATAGCCATTAACAATTGACGGTTTCACGTCCTGAACCACCTGCTTTTTGAAATTAGCAACGGTAATAGACGCATCTGTTCCACCAAGGGATGTTTTCGATCCAAGTAACAAGTCATCATCCGACAAGGACGGGAACTTGGTAAAGTTCTTTATGTCTTTCGTTCCTTCCATATCATTCAGCTTTTAGCTGGTTGAATATCTGCCAAAAAATATCCCAATACTCAGAAACACCTTCCTGTTCAAGTATCTGGCACCGAAATGTGTTAGCGCTATATTCGATGTCGACATGTAGCGGAATCTCCTGATCTTCGTTGGCCGTCGTGCCATCTGCAAGCGGGACAGCCTTTGTGTCGCTTTTCAAGAAGGAGACGTGCAGAATATCCATCTTCCCCGATTCTACATCTATTTGCTGTTCGTAGTAAGCGATGATGCCGCCAACTTGTGTGCGTCCGTTCCTTACTTCGCGCTTAACCTCTAAATTTAATGCTTCCATATATTTGTTTTTTTTATTGTTTATTATCCCCAACCTATATACCTGTATTCTCATCGACATAGATAGTTTTCCAGTTAGGATTGGATATTACACCTCTACTTACAAGCCAATCACGCGGAGCAAGTTTAGCGTTAATAACAGTTCTCTCCATTTCGTTGCTATCTCCGAGATAGCGAGATTCAACCCTGAAATTGCTACCGAAACCATTAACATGCGTACAATTCAGCCAGATTTTAGGATCGTTACTATAAGAAGATTTGCCAACTCTTATCGCTACAGCCCCGTCCGGTGAGTTTGAGTTAAAATCAACTCGCAAAGGAGAAAAGAGAGGATTTTGAGTTACGCCTGTTATGAGTCGACTTGATTTTAAATACAGCATTGAATTATTTTCTCCCTGAACTGTAGACAAGCCAAATCCCGCAAAATCTCCATATGAATTACTTATTTGAATAGCAGTATCATAATTACTCCTTATTCTAAAATTACTACTATACCCTAATTGATCTGTAAAATTCGAGTTCAACTCATTGCTGGTCAAGTTAAATCCGCCAATAGTACCTTTACTGAAAAACACAGAGCCATCTTCATACATTCGCGAAGGTGCATTGTGCCTATTAGCGAAGGTTGCCCCTAAAGCTATGCGTGGATCGGTATTCGCATTGCCATCTATGATAACATTCCTGTTTTGGCTCTCAATACGGTTATCACTAAACCACCATCCGGCAATATTAGCCTCTTCAGTAAAGAGTAAGCCAGTTGCTATATTTTCAAACTGCCCTTGAAATTTCTTCCAATAAGCGGTGTCATTACCGGGATACTGCCCTATAAATGTTCCCGCCGTCGTTTTCGTCATAAAATACTGGCGGGAGCTGCCCGATCCGGTATAAACGACTTCCACATGTTCCGGACTTCCCGTATATTGCTTAGAGCCGCTATACTCTTTTCGGAAAATTACAGCCGGACCAGTGGAACCCGGTGAACCTGTATCGCCGGTTATCCTGATCGGAGTAGACCAGCTACTATACAACGTACCATTACCATTAAATATAGCCTTACTCATCCACAGCGGAGCATCGCCGGAAGGTGGATCGAGTGCCCAACCGGACGGTGGGACCCACGTTCCGGAGGGCGTGGCCGGCTGGCTGGCGGAACGGCGATAAACTTGATAAGTCGTCCTACCGTCTTCCCCATCGGTTCCAGGACGGCCGTCAAAGCTGTATTTAGCCCATAATGCCGGGGTAGAGAAATCCCCCCACACGTTGCGAAACTTATTACGTTTGCTTACCCACTCATAAGGCAAAGCCGAGGTTGGGCCGACGGGGTCGTCCGTCCAGCCAGCCGGGACGTAATCATCCTCTTGCTTCGTGCCCGGCGTTGTAGGGGCAGATGCCGATACGGTCCGGGTATAGATGTATTTGTAATCCGTACCGTCTTCGCCATCCCTCACCCGGACAATCGTAAACAGCAAGTCATATACGGCCATTCCCTCGCAATTGACATGCAGATTTATCGTAGCCGCATCCTCTGTCACCTCCTGCACTGCAACGAGGCCGTCTGTAATGACGTAGGTACATCCCTTCCCTTCTGATGTAACCGTATATTTTCCTTCACCGGTCACAGTACTGTATCGAAGCGCGTTTGCCCCCTTAGTCGCCTGGATTATCGTCGACACGCTAAACTCCGAGGCAATCACGATTTCCGATCCGGTAACGACGGTATCATCGCCGGTCACAACATCCACTTGATTGTATATACCGTCAGCAACGTTATATACTGCGCTATAAGTAGAGAGCACAACGGAATAAGCGTCATCCCCTTTAAAGCTGCTATCCAGGCCGGGAACATTCCAAACGTTTCCACCAAAATAGACGTTGTTCAAATAGACGGACCCTTTCTTCAAGGTTTGACCGTTAATGACCAGATTAGATAAGTCACCAAACTGCATTGAAACATGCTTAGGCGTAATCTCCCAAGTGTCAACACCAACCAAGTACCGCTGATATGTACGTGTAGAATAGGCAGATGCTTGCCGGCTCTTGTCGGTCGGATTACCGTAAACGGCAAACTTCATGAAGGCGCATGGGTGAACTGTTGTACCAGGTTTTAGTTCATACTTGAAATGCGCATTATCTATGATTTCAACGGGTGTAAAATAGGATGTGGAAAATCCTACCGTCACATCGAAACCGGCACTATCCTTTCCCGGTTGTGTTGCATTGTCGGTAAGGTTATGGAAGATACCACGGCAGAAGTCGCTAAGATGCATCCCGGACAACTCACCCTCTTCCAGCTTCAACGTTACGATCCGGTTAACTTCATCCACAGACTCGATAAGGCCAAACGCGATAGCGTTCCATGTCTCCCCGCTTATCACGTCGATACGGTTGAACCGCAGCTCCGGCACTTCGAGAAATTCCCGGAGAGTTAGCCCCATAAGTTCGGCATAACCTTTTTCATCGATTATTCCGCCCGATCCTAAAAAGCCTCCGACATAATTGCCGAACGTAGCACCACCGTTAAGCCCCAACAAGTAGTCCGTCTGGTCCGGCTTGTCTTTGCGAAGATATTTACCGTCGAAGATAATCCCCATATCATCGCTTTCCACGCCAGTAACATGGCCGAAAGTATCAACAAGCACGTTCTTTACAACAAACGTACCTTCATTAGCCGTGCTTTCTCCTTCAGATGTATTACCATGAGATATTTTATATATCAAACTACCAGCAGACTGCTTATCAACTGATATGCCCTCCCCTTCTATAATTTCAAAGTTACCCTCAACAACAGATGATCCGCCGGTGGACGGGACACTACCTGCTGAAGGATATCCTCCTCCGCCGACAGCGTCCAGCGTCCGTCCGGTTCGCGGCAATGCCGTTTTTCTTACATTCTTATGTTGTACACCAATTCCCATAGATATGCATTATATCTATATACCACAAAAGTGTACCACACTAATTAGTCGTAGGGAATACTGCTTAACTTTGCTATATCATCCGAATATCCGACCGCTGATATTTTAACCTTTCCCGCATTGAAATCGAGTGTGCAACCCGTGACAAGATACTGCCCCCGCAAAATAGGATTGCAGGTCACGTATGACAAGGCCGGATTATCCGTAATTTTGATCACTGACGAAAATTGTTCGTTTTTCTGACTATAGTTAGAATGGATAGTACACATCAGCAGCCTTTCCAAAATATCGGTTTGTCCTGCACGGGTAAAAGAGGTCTGGAAATCAAATCCGCCTTCGACTTTCTTTAAGATATTAGCCTTTCCTATTGGAGCTTTTTCTTCATTTGCAGAAATGCATTTCAATGTAACATCGTCAAAATCGTTGGCTACTTTTTTGTTGACATAACTCTTAAATTCATAATCATCGGTGGACGGTTCATGCCCTTCTGAATCTACTATAACGACATTAATGTTATTGTATAAAATCATTTTAACCTTACTGACATCCACAAGTTTGTCCGACACCGGATTTAGAATTAAATTTTTATTTGTTATCTCAAATACTAAATAACCGCTCAAACCGGGTCTGATAAAAATGCCCCGACCTACCAATGACGAATCAAGTGCCAACTTGTTATTAATCGGTTTATCCATAGGCCGGACTTTATTTGCATTTGTTGTCCATGTATCAAGAATTGAATTATCCGTATCATCTGTGCTAAACCACAACACACATTTTCCCTGCTGGATTGTTCCATTCAATGCTGTTTCCCAGATGTGTTCACCTTCGTTCGTGTTATTATAATAGGCAATTGCTTTGCCTGTCTCATCTACAAAATACAAATTACAAAAAGCCTTAAGTACTCCGCTGTTATTGACACCGTCTTTTTTCTCTTGCAATATCGGATGATCCGCTGTACTCGGATAGGCATCTATTTTCAAGTTAACGTAAAATGGGGATTTCCGCCTACCTTCCGGCTGCTCAACTTTTGTCACATAGTTAGGATACCGGACGCGAAATTGTGGAGTTACCATTGAGACGTCCGGAGTGTAATCGACAAAACAACCGGCTATTGAATCAGTCTCGCCAATATAACTCGAAAGATTTCGGTCATAAAAAATAACAAAAAAGCCCTCACCCTCAGACTGCAAATTCTCTATTTGATCGGATGATTTATAATATCCGGCACTTAATTGCGCAACGTTCGGCTTAAACGAATCTGTTACTGATTCTTCATCAACTTTTGCGTCCAGCTGTAACGCGTTTGCATATAAGGAGCTTGTTATTGTAACATTATTCGCCATTTCTTCAAAACCATAGTCACCTTCTGTTGACACGAAACCAATTTCTAATAGATTGCCATGATTAAAATTTACCACCTCATCAGCCTCATAAGAAAAGGTGTCAAAGTCATATCGTTTCATCGGTAGTCCTTGTTTTACAGTATTATAATCGTAGATGTAGACATTCGCATCTTTCTGCACCATCATAAGGCCGAATGGTTGCAGGATTGCCTCTACTACCTCCCTGCAGGTCATAGGCTCCTTGTCTTCGTCATAGAAATTTTGAGACATCATGTAAAGAACATGCAAAGGAGTCTCCGTTGCTGACATAGGAATATCGTTCGGAACAGTTGTACTGCCAATATAAAGTTTATGAAAAGGCAGATTTAGTTTGTCAAAACAACGCTTCAAATGAATGATAAACGGAACAATATCGATATACATCTTATCCGAAGCATCCCGATATTTCAATCTTTCCCATATATTGAAATCCGCTGCGGAAAACTCTACAGGGTATGGAGGATAAGAAGATAATTGCTCATTGTACAATTCGCTATCCAACCAGCCGATCCAATACAATTCAGTATTACGATAGAATCGAACCTGGTAGCCTTGCATATCGTCTGTATGGAGGTCCGTAAACTGGAAGTTTGATTCGCTAATCAATTTGATCGTAGCTTGCGTCCCCCTAACGGGCGTTAATTTTTTACACTCTTGATAAGCAAGAGTAAACGCCGGGACAGTTGTTTTCACTTCATAGGCCCGAGTGCTGCTATCATTCAGTATCTCTATACGATTTGAAACATCATCTAACCCTTTAAATGTATTATAGTATTGTACGTTCATCTTCCTCTATTCCTTTTTTTGTTCGTATACTCGATCAATGCTACTAATTCAGAACCCTCGCCTACAAGTCTACCGGACAATTCGCGTTCTGAATTATCAACAAAAGCCCTACCGACATTCAACATCTCGAATAGTTTAGCCTGCTGATCCGCAGTTAAAATCATTTCTCCGCCATTTATTTGAGCTGTCATTCTATCTCCAACAGTATAATATGGGACAATTCCGCCTTCAGCATAGTTACCCGCCGAGGTCGACTTGCTCAATGCTGCTTTTGCCGCCGATGTTGCAACGATCAATGCCCCACCGGCCGCGATAGCTGCAAATGGATTTATTAATAATTTATCAAACGCGATTTTAGCCATACCTGCAGCAACCAAAGCTGCACCGAACTGTTTAAGCATATCCATTAATCCAATCAGCATATTCCTCATAGCTTCCCCCGCATCTTCCGAAGCCAAAACCTCACCAAGTGATTCAAACCCTGAAACAAGCCCCGATTGAACTAAATTTTTAAGTTCTTGACTAATATCAATCATACCCTGATTCATATCGGTCATTTCCTCTAAATGTTTTTCCAAATCTGCGCGTTGTTTTGAATATATCGCTCGGAGTTCATCTGTAGTAGCTTCGTTATAAGACACAGTCACAGCTTGTAAGCGCTTCTGATAGGCTTCGATACTACCTGTCATATCAGGAATCTCTTCTTCAAAGCGAGAACCTTCTGGATCATAAAAATCCAATGTAGCTGGGATCTTGACCCTTTCCATATTAGGGATATCCCGAATTTTATCTTTTAAGTCGGAATCAATATCGAACTCAATCTTTTGAGTAACGGCTTCATTTTTCCATTTTTTACGCATTTCATCTGTCACCGTTTTGGCACCAGATGTCGCACTGCTTGCATTTTCTATTTTTTCAGTAGCTTTCAGTTCATCGTTCAAGAATTGGACAGACTGCTTGTACAGTTCATTTTTTTTCTGCATTTCAAAAACAACAGCCTTCTGCGATTCTATTTGTGCCTTTATTTTTCGTTGTTCTTCGGTTAAATCAATACTATATTTATCCAATTTTTCATTTGGTACAATCAAGGCACTGGCAGTTACACCTAACGGAGTTGTATTCAATATAGATCTTACCGGACTAAATTTCAATTTCTTAATACCACTATTTAGCTTATCATATTGCTTTTCCAGAAGTTCCAATTTCTTTTTTTCTTCATCTAAACCAGCCTGCCCTTCCATTTCATAATAACCACCTATGGAAGCTCTAACTTTCTCTATGGCTTCTTTTTTTGAATATCCGTAGTTTTGCCAAGTCTTAATATCTTTGTCAAGTTCTTTTTTTGCATTTTTTACACCTTCCGACAATGCTTCTTGTTGTTTTTGAGCTTCAGATTTCATTAGTTCCGTTACCGTGTTTAGTCCCCCCGCTAATAAATTAAATGTATCTTTTAATGCGCCATTACTATTATTGAGCGTCAAGACAAAACCTTCCCATGCCGACGAAATTGCATTGATCGATCCTGCTAAATTATCATTGTTAATTCTCTGCTGTTCTAAGGCTGTATTGGTTCCCGTAATAGCCTCCAGATAATTTTTATATTCATCTTTCGCATTTACAATAGCAAGAGCCGCTGTAACGCTCTCACGACCAAACATTTTAGTCATTTGCGTAGCATCGTAATTTTTAGCAGCTAAATTTTCTAAAGCAGTACTTAATCCTACAACAGAAGGCTTCAAATTCTTGTCTGCGCTGGATTCAAGTATTAAAAATATATTTCTTAGATTCGTACCCGCTTCACTTGCTTCAGATACTTTGGGGGCAATAGCCTCAATAGCAGCTACCAATTCATTGTATTTTATCCCTACCGAACTGGCTGCTCCTCCTGACTTCTCAATTGCTTTCGTTAAATATGGTATATCTGCACTACCCGCTTGAGAAGCAGCAGCCAAAATATTAATGTACTCACCAGCTTTATTGGCAGATTCTCCCATTTGATTAAGGGAGCCTGTAAGGGCTTTAGCGGCTTCGGGAACCTCCATTCCTGCCGCTTCCGCTAAAATAATAGCCTGGTTAGTAACTTCTGCTAATGCCGCTTTATTTTTTAAAAGCTCCGGCTTCTGAGAGCCTATCAACTGAAAGGCTTCTACAACCTGACTTGCTGTCTGAGTTGATGTTGACCCCATTTTAATAGCTTCGTTCTTGAAAAACTCCAATTCCTTAGCCGAAACTCCCGTGAGTGAGCGGAGAGAAGATAAAGATTTTTCAAACTGTATACTTTTCTGTGCAATATCCATAAAAGCAAACGAGACCCCTGCCATGCCCGCGAAGCCACCAACAAAAGTCTTTACGCTTGCCCCAATAGCATCAATCCGTTTATGGAAATTCTGGACCTGTTGAGCGCTCTCTTTTATGCGCCTGTCAAAGTCTTTATTTTGTAATAATAACCGTGTTACTAAATCTGCAGGCATACTATTTAGATTTAATATATTCTTCTGCTTTTCTTTTCAATCTCTCTATATCGGCATCCGAAACTAACATATTAGCATCCGGTCTTACACCGTCCCAAGGAAATTTCAAGATATCTTCCGGTTTTAATTGCTTTGTGCTATTCGATTGAGCAGAAATATAAGCCATTAAACGCGTTTGTTCCCAACTCTCACGATTCTTAAACCTCGCTCCATCTAAAGCCGCTCGAATCTCGTAAGGTTCCATTCGATCCAAAAAATATTCGGGATTCAAACCACACTCTATCACCAAAATCCGATAGATATCACTGATCATCAGTTTTTTTTTACTTCATCTTCTTGAGCTTCAATATCTTCTATCTGCATTAATTGCGATTTCTGTTTTAATTCTCTAACAAGCCATTTTCGAAAATCCGAAAAAAGTGTAGGTTCATCATCACATACATCGATAAACTCATCGAACAGCATTGAGAAATGGCGATTATTTGCCAAAATCATCGAATACATTAATGTGTATTCATTCAATAACTTATCCGGCGAAAATGGCACACCCACTATTTGCTCGTATATAAATAACCCTCTTGCGGTATACCGTAGCGTATAGTCAACGCCTCGTATTTTAATTTCCATATAATCTAATTTCTAATCGTTACGTATCAACTAAAAAAGGGGCATAAAGCCCCTTGCTAACTCACAAAGACGGTTTCCTTAGGCTAAGAGGACCGCAGCCTTTAAAAGTCGCCGTATACGTTGCATTCTCCCCATTAGGCGCATTTGCATTAAGCGAAGTGATTAAGACCTGTCCTTCATATCCACCGGAGCCAATGGCCCAGCCTCCTTCCGGTTTCCCGGTATCGCTATTTGCGTTTGATGCGACTTCAAACGCAACTATTAACTTTTCGCCAGCAACCATAGCTGCAAATAATACATCAAAATCGGACTGGACAAATAAATTTTCCGTGCCCATTTCCCACTCCATACGCCCCGCTTCACTGTCTCCCCACTTTCCACTGTCTTTACTCGATGCTTCCATCGTAGCAGCAGAGATACTAAGCGTATGATTTGTGGCCGATGCTAATGCCGAATAATCATCTCCTTTTTTTTGAAAGACCATAAGGTCTTTTCCTTTAACTACTTTCGCCATATCTATTCTTTTTACATGTTAATAATCTCTACCTCAAATTCGATATACTGTATAATGCAATCATCTTGAAATTCCTCATTTGAATTGATCATTCTGATTTCATCAACATCTATACCTTCGAATACCCCCCTGCGACCTTGTAGCGCTTTAAACACTGCTCTGACTACATCAACAGACTGTTCATATTCCGCACACACGATTGTCACAATTACCCTTACTGAATCCGAAAAGCTCTTTCGATCCTTTGTATATGACGGAGAAACATTTGTACGTTCATATAGCAGAAAAGGATATTCCGTTTGCTCTGGAGCCACAACCGGAAAAATGTTCTTCCCGATTAATTTCGATACTTCTGTATTTTGCAGAAGTAGAAGTTTTATGACTCGTCCGACTTCAAGTGCTTTCATTTTTTCTTATTTGCCAGTTTTACAATCTCAGTCCCTAATCTTTGATCCATATCTCCAAAAATATCATGCTTCTTAGCATCTTGTGCCTTCCTAAAGTAGTATCCAGCTTTGTTAGCCCCACGATTCGCTCCTTGATATTTCACAATTTTTCGATCACCCCATAGATAGCTCTTAGACACCTTCCCTGTACGCGTAAAGATTTCTCTTCTTCCCCAAGATACTACACCAGTAATTCTGCCCTTCGTTTCCCTTCTCCCCGTACCTTTCTCAAAAAATTTAGCCTTGAAATTACTCATAATATGCACTTTGACAGCCAATTTTTCCTGTCTATCCGACGATATCTTTACGAGTTGTTTTCTTACCGTGATTTTACGGCCACCCTTACGATAACTCATTTTATTTCGCTGGATATTTACGCCGCTACAAAACAACCTTTCTGTTTCTTTCTTCAATATGTTTGCTGAAACTCGAAGTGTACGCCGGATAACCCGTTTCATCTCTTGCCCGGTAAGGTTCGACTGCATATTGTCAAACTCTTTACTGTCGAATGTAACCTGTGCTCTACTCATTGATAACCTCCGCCGTTATGGTTAAACTTTGCTTCGACTTCTCCGGGTTTATATCATGGATCCGGTATTTGACGCCGGCATGGATGATAATCATATCTGCCGTAACCTTATGGTAGTACCGGATAACAAACCGGACAGAGTAATCATTTATGATCTCACCGGCGGAAACCCTACGGCTTCCGGACAAATGCAAAACTGATGCCTTCGTTGTAATGAAGTCTTTATATTCCGTCACCTTTCCAGAATACTTAGTTTCGACTGCAACCGGCTTCTGTATCTTAATTGTCTCTGTTAATAAACCCGCTCTCATATCCCATAATTTACATAAGGTCCTAAAAGATACCTGTAACTTAGCGGTACTTCATAGCTCTGCGCGAAAGCTACCGGTTCCCGGTTTGCGTACAAGCTCCCTATCATCAAAAGGATTGCATGTTTCACCGGAAGAGGCACAGAGCCATCAGGAAAAGCGATCGCGAGGGAATCATATTTGATGTGATCCGCAACAACAACCTCCGCCGCATCTATAAGGGAGTTGATATACAGGTCGTCCCCCTTATAGTCCTCATCTACCTGCAGATGTCTCTTAGCCTCTTCGAGTGTAACGTACATAGCAATCTTATTTTAAAGATCCAACAGCAAAAGACTCGTCGCGTTTCTTCACAACATCGAAGAATCCATTGATCACCAATTTAACAAGACCGTCTTCGGCCATTGTGATAGTATCGACTGTAATATCCAATGCACCCCACTGACCGATAACAAGATCAGCCCAGTTACCGAATACTATACCGTATTCATCGGCTCCAGTCTGCAATCCGGAAGCCATACCCGCTGTACTCAACAGCTTGTAATCATTAACGAAACCTTTTTCATACAAGAAGCCCTCAGCAACATTGGCGGCCTTCAACGTACTCTTTAAAATGCCTTTTCCCTTCGTATGCGTCACATATGCCAAATTGCCTTCCAAGGCATTATCTGTGTCGACAGCAGTCTCCATTTCGACGAGATTCGCTAAAGTTGCAATTCCACTGGCTTCATACTCTGGTGTACCTGTAAAGAAGCATCCGGCATCGTGTCGACATGCGCATGTTTACCAAAGATTGTGGATTGCAATTTGGTCGCAATCGCATTCACGATGTCTGTGCGCAGCATTGTTTCAGCGCCTGCTCCATCCTGGATAAGGAACTGTTTGGAAAGATACAATGCCGTTGCTATACGCTTCGGGGACATTGTAATTTTAGAGAATGTTCCTTTACCATCTTTAGCTTTCGATACTTCACCTTCCCAGCTTGCTGTTGATCCTGAATATTTCGGGATAGTAATATTCCCTTTTAATCCCGTCAAGAATTGAGCGCCAGCATCAACCAAGACCAAACGATCACGGAGGGGGGATAAAATATCAAGCGTTTCCGTGGGAACGACTTCCTGACCCTGGCCGGAAATAGTAGCCTGAATATAAGTAGGATCATCAGCGCGCAACTCGAGAGGGATACACAAAGCTCCTGTAGATTCTACACCCGCGTTTTGCATAGCGCGGCAACCAATCTCATTGAGAGCCTCCGAATTTTCACTATAACCTCGACCGGCAACCAACTCCCGGACCGCTCCTAAGATTGAGTAACCTCCACCTCTTTTCTCTGTTTTAACCGGCTTCTGGCGGTTACGCGCCTCCGCCAACTTGATTTCAAACTCAACCTCTGCTACTTCAGAAGCAATTTCGCCGAGGCGCTTTTCCTCGTTCTCGTTCGCTTTGCGCTGTTCTTTCTTCAAGGTTTCAAAAATACCCTGTCTTTCTTCATTCAACAAGCCAAGTTTATCTTTCAACTCAACTGTAGTAACTTCCTTCTTTGCCATAATCAAAATCTATTTTTAAGATTATTAAAATATTCGTTAAACTCTCTTTGTTCCGCTTCTTTATTCTCCTTTGCAACCCTTTCAATCTCGCGCTGCTCCGACTCCTTTTTATCGTTTAAAGACCGCAGGGCCACCGTTGTATCCTCATAGGCCGGATAATACACCGGGCTAACATCATACAGCCGTTCAAATTTCAAAATTGTTCGAACATAGGAACCGTCATCCTTTCTCTCCCAATTATCATCCTCGACTGTAAATGCAAATGAGGACTCTGAGATATCACCCCGCTTCAAGGATTCGATCAACTCATCGCCAAGTGCAGTGTTAGGAGCATCGAAGGAATACCGTAATCCTTTCGCATCAATTTCCAACTTTAAAGACCCTTCGCCCATCCGGTAACGGGCCAAAACCCCGCGCCGCTCATCGTGATTCATCAGACAGAGAACATCGCTTTTCTCGAGTACACCGTCTAATGCCGTCGGCGCAATCCTTTCAATCAAATCACCGCCCCACATCGGACGGCTGTCTGTGTTAAACAGTAATGCATACCCCTCTACGCGCCTGGATTCTTCATCAACCGTCGCCCTGTATGATACGCCTCTTATTTCTTTTTCCTTCTTCATACTATTGTGCCTTTATACATATACCACAAAAGTGTACCACACCTTTAAGATTTTTCCTTTTCTGTAGTCTTCATCATTATCGCATTGTCCAATGTCTGCATGTTGACAGGGATAAATGCCTTGTCTCCGTTAGCTATTTTAGGGAGGTCTACGGACTTTCTGATCTCGTTTGGGGTAATACCACCAACGCCATGTAAAGTCTTCAGATAATTCGCCTGCGCCGACTTATCCGCACGCAATAATCCGGTTGTATCAAACTTCACTTCGATATAGGTTCTCTCTGATGGCCGGAAGACCTTTCGCTTAAACTCCAATTCGATATTCTCCAATAAGGGTGCAAGGGTATCCGTTAGGAACGCGAGCTGTGTAGCCTCAACTGTAGAATAGCTGGATTTGGAGAGGTCAAAGGCTTTAACCGGGGAAACTCCGAAAAAACGGCAGATATCAACAACATTAAATTCACGTGTCTCCAGCATCTGCGCATCGGCCGGATTGATAGAAACAGCCTGATACTCCATATTCCCATCCAGGACTCCGATACCACCATTAGTGACAATGCCCGCCCACTCCTTTTTTAAATCGCTTTTTTGTCCAGGCTTTAACCTTCCATCTTTTACGCTTAACAGCCCACGAACGTTTCCGCCGTTACCGAAAAACTCCGAAGCGTATTGCTCCGAATTATGAGAAATATCAACCGTATTCCTTGCATGTGTCAATGTGCTGACCCCTCTTATCCCGTCATAGCTAAAATTCAAGACGTGAATCATGTTAGCCGGTTCCACGAGATATCGAAAACCGGTTACCTGATATCGACGGCGTAACATCCCGTCGATATCGATGTAAACGATCTGCACATAGCTCGCTGGGATGTATTGTACTGATGCCGCGTTACCGAACTCGTCACGGTCGATGTAAGCGTAGCCATTTCCTTCAAGCAGCACGGAACTGACCAACGTCTTTAAAAAGATAAACCGTGTCATATCCGGATTCGGGTATTCCCGTAGCAGTGAATAGGCCGGATGTTTTCTATATGCAGACTTATAGCCCTCAGCGTCAATCCGGAAAACGTCGATAGGAAGTTGTGCAACGCTCTCGCTAATCACGTTTACACACCGATAAACGGCAGCTAATTTCATCGCGCTTTTTCTTCCCGCGCCGAAACGCTGGATATTCATAAAGGATTCAACCGGTTCCTTATCCGTTTTCGACTTTCTGATTTCTAATCCAAATATTTTCATTTTCATTCCTCCACGTAATGCGGTGAAAGCAGATAAACCCCGTAGGCTTCTATCATAGCGACTACACCGTCTATTTTTTTATCGTTGAATTGTTTGCTTGGTTTCGTATTACCGTTATAATCCACCTTCATCACGACATTTCTAAAACAGAATCGCGTAATCGGATTATTGTCAATCACTACCTGAGCACTTAATATAGACCGCTCCATCTCCTTCGTCGGGCGGTTGAAATTTCCTATTGACTGGCTAACCGGCTCCATCGGTAGCCCCCGGTTCTCTGCATTAATCACAAATTGCGTAGCATTCCAAGCATCATAGCCGATTTTCATAATGAATAGCTTACTATCCATTTTCAAGATGTCCTCCAAAATGCAATCATAGTCGATCACGTTTCCCGGCGTAACTTTCAAATGACCCAGCCGCGCCCACTCGCCGTATTGCTCTTTGTTTTTCTTTGTCTTTAGTGCCTCCTGTGGAAGATAGTAGTCCGTCTTAAAGTACATCTTACCCTCATACGGGATCATGTAAGAAACCGCGGAAAGGTCAGATGTGGCCGATAAGTCAATACCAACATAGCACTCGGTTTCAGGTCCGAACATGGACAGGTCTACATCCCGGGAAACCGCCAGAATATTGTCGTCCGGAATCCACGTTTCCGCGCTATCGCACCACTCATTTATATTTTTTGTCCTTACACCAACTTCCTCCGACGGGGAATTAGTTGCTTTCTTCACCTGATTACGGATATATGACAGCTTCACCGTTACATCAAGATTCGGATTACTCTTAGCCCAGGCGCTTTCATCCTTCCAGTCGTCGGCCTCATCAAGGGCGTAGATCGCGGCAAAGATGCTATCATCCTCTTTCAAGCCTTCCAGGATCTCAACACACATAGTCCTCATCTGGTAGCAGGGACTCATCTTGTCGAATCCCGCTGTTGTGATAATCACCTGCATCGGATCGTCGCGCATCCCCTGCCCGGACTGTAAGACGTCTTTCAGACCGCTGCTTTTCGCCGCATGGTATTCGTCAAGAAGAAACATGGAAGGGTTCGGGCCGTCCAGCTTTGTAGAATCCGCCGCCAGCACCTTTAACCAGCTTTTCGTTGCATCGAACTTGACCATATCCCGGAAAATGTCAAGGTATTCGCCTTTGGGATCAAGCCCCTTCGCAAAATTTGAGCAGAGCGGCCAGGAAGATAGTTTAACCTGGTCCTTGCTATTTGCCGCCAGATACACCTCAGCCCCAGATTCGCCGTCGGCGATAAGATGATACAGGCATAAAGCGGCGGCAAGAGCTGATTTTCCCTGCTTTCTTGCCATCTCGATATACACAGACTTTACAACCCGCTCACCCGTTTCCGTGTAGTAGAACCCGTAGATACAAGCTACAATAAAAGCCTGCCAGGGCTGCAAATCGAAGGATTTACCGGCATGGCGACCGGTGTAATGTTTCAGCTTTGATATGAAACGGATCACGTAATCCACTCGGTCCTCCCGGAAAACGATATCGTCCCGTTCCTGGAATTGATAAAACCTTTCAACTGCAAGCGTAATCAGCCGACCGCATACTATGCGACCGGCAACAACATCACCTGCATATTGAAAGTAAGGTTTCATGGCTTCGCTCCCTCCCCGAAAAATTTGCCTAATGGCGAACTTGTTTTATCATCCGACTTTGTAACCTGCATCGATTCCCGGCTCTTTAAAGTCAACCCGTATTCAGTGATAATCCTCATAGCCTGCGCCAGAGCATCCTTTGAAATGTTAACGGCCGGATGCTTGATAGGATCCCCCCGATAATTGCTGATTGTTGCGCCCTCTTCTGACACCTGCCGGGAAGCCTGTATAAACTGACTATAGGATATAGCAAGCATGTGAATAGCCCCTATATCCACCTTTTTCAAATTATTATTCCGGTTGAGGTCCTTAACTACCTCCGCGATGTAGTCCTTTGCCTCGTCTTCCAGCCATTCGGGAGGCGTGTATTTTAATCCTTTTGCCATATGCTGCTTTTTCCTATATACCACAAAAGTGTACCACACTTTACTAATAGCATTTTAACAAATTGGCAAAATTTCAAAAGTGCCGTGCGTGTGACGTTAAGCGGGTGGTGGTTTCAGCGACTTCGGCTCTAAAAAAGTACCCCTACCCCCTCTTATACTTTTTAATTTTATTAACTAATTATCTTCTATAAAAGTTTGCGTAACGCAAACAAATATATTATCTTTGTAACAGTTAAAGCAAGGGGCTTTAAAATCTTTGACATCATGGAACAGTTAATCGACAGAGTTTGGGAACACTCACTAATCAATCCCGACGGTTTCACTTTAAACATTGAAACAATGAAGCCCGTCAAGTACGGAATATCAGTCGCTTACAAAGAGACACAGGATAGTTTCGGAAAAGAGAGTTTAAACGGAGTTATTAACCACGCTTTAGAACATGGCAAAACGGTTGGCGGATGGCTGGACACAGAAAGCAATCGTTACTATTTCGACAGCGTAAAGATCTTCAAGAATGCAGAGATCGACAAAGCAAAAGAGTTTGCAAAAGAGAATGATCAACTCGCAATCTTTGATCTAACAAATTTGAGAGAAATAAGAATTTAGTAAGGGGTTCGCCCCTTGCTTTTTCTTTCAATCTAAAATACTTACAAGTATGGACAGCATTACTAATTACAAAAGGGCGGGGATCAGTTTGGAAGTACTGGACGATGACACGGTCAAGGTTTCGCAAACAAAACTGATAAACGGATATATCCTCAATCAGAAACAACTTATCGAAAGAGGTAAGGATGTATATCCGGATAAGAAAATTATCCCGGTTGTTTTTTCTCTGAACGTTGAGGATATAACACTTGAATGGATTGAGTCTAAAATGGATGAGTTCGGTATAAAGAGAAACGACCTAATCAAGCAACTGGCAATTGATCGTTCCTCTTTAAGCCTTATCATGTCGGGGAAAAGAGAACTGTCCAAACCTATGCGGGCAACGTTCTTTTACTACTTCCTCACCTACGAGCTGAACCGGGATTTCCGGGAACACCTGGACAGCTTGTAGATTGTTTGTTATGGATCTCCTGATGGCATTCGTCGCACAAGCTCATCAGGTTATCAAAGTCGAATGCAAGGAATCTTCTTTGTACGAGGTCATTTGTGGACATAAAGGAAACGATGTGGTGGATATCGTCGGCCGGCTTCACTATGTCTTTTCTCAGACAATTCTCGCAAAGGGGATCCCGCTGCAGTTTTAGCCTTCTAAGTTCACGCCAGCGGGCCGTGTTATAAATACTCATGCGCTCTTTTCGTTTACCCTCATTCGGCCGCTGGCGCTTTGGCTTGTATATCGTCGGCATCTGTTGTGTTTATTAATCTGCTATCACGTACTATCTCCATCTCAATGCTACGGTATCGCTTCTCGAAAAAAGCCAGGATCTCATCGTCGGTAGTCAATTTGGTTGTTTCCTTGTCCTGGATAGTCTTGACGATCGCGTTATGGAATATATCCTCATAGGACATAGCCAACATATTCCCGTGTTTTCCCTTACACAGTTTGTCCCGTAAGGAAAGATAATAACGCGCTAACAGTTCGGCAACGCGGTTATTTACAGTCTTCCCTACAAAATTGGTTCTCTTTTTAGGTATCTGCTTTTGTGATTTTGATATTTCCGTCTTCATCTACGACACGATTAATTAAGTTTGTAACTGCTGCCCGAATCACTGTTGACTTATCAACGTTCATCGCCTGAGCTATTTCATTTAGCTTCAAGTTCAAATACTCATTTACTCTTACGCGAACTACACTACTTTTCATGGCTCAAATGAAATAACTATTCCTTACTCTGAAAGATTTTTTTTAGTTAATTCCCGCCCTTATATTTGTTAATTCTCGCTTTTACCGCCTGCATCAACGCCTCCTGCTTATCTGCCTTGCCGGATATGGCTTTCATCACGTCCTCATCCATTGTGCCTTTAGCCAACAGGTGGTAAATCTGCACAGGTTTCGTTTGCCCCTGCCGGTGTAATCTGGCACACGCCTGTTGATACAACTCCAGGGACCAGGTGAGGCCATACCACACGATGATGTTTCCCCCCTTTTGTAGATTTAACCCGTGGCCAGCCCCCGCGGGATGCGCAAGTAAAACCTGTATCTTTCCGGCATTCCAGTCGTCGATATCTTTGCTATTCGCCAGCTCACGAGGTTTACAGGTTTTTAGTTTACGCTTAATACGGCCGATGTCATGCCGGAAGGAATAAAAAATTAAAACCGGTTCACCGTTGGCCGCTTCAACAATCTCTTCAAGGGCTTCGAGTTTGGTGTCGTGTATTTCGTGCACATTTCTCTCCGCGTCGTATATGGCCCCGTTGCTGAACTGTAGCAGCTTGTTTGATAAAGCCGCAGCATTTACTGCTGATATGGCACTTTCTTCCTCCTGGTCCACTAACCGCAAAATTTCGTCTTTTTCAAATTCTATGTATTTCGCTTGTACTGCTTCCGGCAAGGTTACTTCTACCGTGTGATCCATTCGCGGGGGCAACTCCAAATAATCCTCGGCCTTCATGGAAACACAGATATCGGATATCTTTTGGTATATCGCTTTTTCCGACCCGTCAAGTATCTTGTAGTCAAATACGACTTGTCCGTTGCTCCTGCCCGGACGGAAGTATTTTTCGCGGTACCTGGTAATTGTTTTTTCCAGTCGCTCCCCTTGATCCAACAGATAAATCTGACTCCAGAGATCACACAAACCATTACTCGTCGGTGTAGCTGTAAGCCCTACTACGCGGGAAAACTGTGGACGTACTAAACGCAACGATTTAAAACGCTGTGCTTTTGGGCTTTTAAAGCTGGACAATTCATCAATCACTAACATGTCGAACGGAAGGGATCCGCGGTATTGAGCTACGAGCCAACAAACATTTTCCCTGTTAATGACATAGATATCGGCATCAACTCTTAACGCCGCCTTTCGTTGAGGCTCTGTACCGAGAATTGTGGATATCCTCAGATGCTTAAGATGCTCCCATTTCTGCGCTTCGGGTGGCCAGGTTGCTGAGGCCACCCTTAAGGGGGCTATAACCAGAACCTTATTTATCTCCAAGTCTTCATACATCAACCGATTTATAGCTGTCAATGTTGTAACAGTTTTTCCAAGTCCGCACTCTTGAAAAAGTGCACAATACGGGTGATCCAGTATGTAATCAACCGAGTATTTTTGATAGTTGTGTAAATTGCTTTCATTCATAATTCTTCGATGGATCTGTTTCTTCGTTTTTATGCCATAAAGCGTGTGCTGTCTGCGATTTAAACACCATTAGATTCAATGGATCATTATTTCTTTTATTTCCGTCTATATGGTGTACGACCTCTCCTTTTTTCAAAGGTCTCCCTAATAATTGTTCAGCCATAATCCGATGAGTATGCCTTCCGTATGTTTTAGTGTATGATTTCCTTTCACCTTTACCCAAATGAGCCTTACGTAATTTTGTTCTAACTTCCAGAGTCATCCGATCAGGATTAAAAAGTTCATTCATGCGGGTCATTTTTGTACTCAAATAACCTTTAGCGCACTGTCTACTACAAAAAACATGCTCTTTGATATTGCACGGGTAACGGTATAGTGCTTTTCCACATTTTTCACAATAAACTATCTTTTTCATTTTCTATTTTCGTTAAAAAGTTTTTTAATGTTTCTTCCGAATCGATCACCTCCGAAACAAAGCCCAGAGATATCAATTCGGACTGTCGTAAAAGCTGTTTTGCCGTCGGCTTCTTACCGGTTGTTTTCAATTCAGCCCAGTATATCCGGCCGGCCGGCATCAGGATTAACCGATCAGGATATCCCGTTTCGTACGGAGAGGAAAACTTCAGGCTTTACCTCCCATCTTCCGGATCGCCTCACGGAGTTTTTTTTCTATCAATTTTTCGTTCATCGTAATATTTTTTGAATGCATTTGTAATTGATACTACGTACCCCACTCGGTTGGATCCTATGTCTAATACGTGTACTATCTCCCCGTTAATGATCGGATCGAATGCTAATACATCGGTTATGTACCAACCAGCATCGGTTAAACGTATATTTGCCGCTTTTGCTAATTCTCGACGAAATGCCCGATACGCGATAGGATAGTGCGATTTTTCAAATATGCTAACCACAGTATCGATCAATCGCCAATCCAAATCGATAAAATCTTCAATTTTGCGATGGCCACGACGGCTTATCGATTTTCTGAAATTTATTAATTCATTTTTCATATATCTCTGATATTTTTAAAGTCGTAAAGCCGGAACTATGGAACCGGAACCGACTGTTTCTAAGAACCCTTTATATAGTACCTATTTTACCTCCTTATTTACCCTACCTACTATATGTAAATCATATATTTATCCTAAATAGATATTTTTTAGTTCCTATAGTTCCATTATATATAATAAAAAGAAAATCAATAAATTAAGAGGAACTAAAAACGGAACTAACGCTTAGAAGATAGTTTCGGTAGTTCCGCCTCCGTTTAAACGGAACCAGCCTTTTTGTTTTCCGTAAGTTCCAAATCTGACAGATCCTTCTATTTTTTTCCACCCCGGAAGATTGTCCATTATCCGGGATATACGAAAGCTTACTCTCCGGTCCGCCACCGCTCCTATACCCAAATTAGGGCATTCGTTTAGTATCTCCGCCACGCAAACCCTATCCCGGACATTTGTACCCGGGGCGTAGGTTTCGTCGTCTGATCGGAAATAATTCTTTCTTTGCTCCTGCCTAACGAGGCCCAATTTGCCGGCAGTTTCCAATCCAGATACACCTCAATAATTCCCTGCCATTCATCAACCTCCTTGTATTGTTCTTGGACAGATTCCATTGCTTTGGTTAGCTCTTCTGACAGTTTTAGCGATATCCTTTTCCTGTAATGGATAACAGCTTCCGCCCATATTTGTCCGACTATCTCCGGTGTGAGTTCTTCCCACAGATTGTATTTTGCGGGATTTACGGCTACCTGAATAGGCCAATAACGCCTTTCTCCGGAAGCGTCCCGCAGGAATTGACTTTCGTTCGTTGTAGCAAAAAAGACGTTCTGTCTCGGCCGGTGCACGTCGTTTTTTCCGTATGGCGCGTGGAAATCATCTGCCGTTTTTGACAGGAAGTTTTTAATTGCTTCGACCTCGGCTTTCCTGAATCCGACAAGTTCCCCGATCTCTATGATAAATTTTCCACGCAAATGCTTCGCGGCATCCTCCGGCTTATCCGGTGAGGGCATAGAGCTACTAAACCAAGACCTTTTTACTGCCATCTTTTCGAGTATAGTAGACTTACCACATCCTTGCGTACCGACGAGAACCACTATCTGGTCAAATTTAGTACCTGGTTCGTACACACGATATACAGCGGCGGTAAAGATCAGCCTTGTAAGCCGTCGGTTAAGGTCCGTATCTTCAGCGCCCAAGTAATCGATGAATATAGTATCGAGCCTTGGAGTACCGTCCCATATCTGCTCGTCCAGATAGTCTTTAACCGGGTGAAAAGCGTTGTCCCTACAAATCGTTTCGAGGCCGTCAGCGATCTTCTGCCTGGATTCGATATGCCAGGGTTCCTTTGAAAAATAAATTCGAAGACGCGCCTCGTCATCATCCCTGATAAAGGGTTCTTTGTCCGATGTCCCCCTCCACGGCGGCAATTTTAGAAGCGCCTTTCTATCATCAAATAAGTTATAGGCGAAACAGCCTTTTAACTTCGGATCATTTTTAAGGATCAACTCGATGTTATTAGGTGTTGGCGGATAATTGCCCTTTGTGTCGGTGTCCATTTCTTCCAGCCAACTATCGTCCCCATCTTCCGTTATAATACCCGCAAAATCCTCTCCCGCGCTTTGCAATTTCTCGGCTGCCAGCGTCCGGCGGGTTTCTTTATCCCGGGAACAAAAATTCTCCATTGCAAGAAATGAGGGATACCGATCTATACGCGTACCGTTTTTGACAACATTCTCGTCACGGTCACCAAATTTATGTATGCGCACCAAGTCGAACGCATTACATAGCATTCCGCCAGTGGGATCCGTCCCGTGGTGGCTGTATGCGAATTTATCGTCGTAAACGATCAGCCCGGCGGCGGTGCTCCCGCCCTTGTAGGTGTACCGGTTATCCACGTCACACGCTTCATAAACATCAGAAAGGAATGTCTCGATCGCCTTGTGAATACCGTATGTCCGGCAGAACGCTCCGACAATACCGGTTTTCTCCAGCGGGTCGGCCTGCTTCTTCATCTCGCGCCGGATAGCCTCGCCCTGGCGATCCGATACCGGCCACTCAGCGGCGTCCCGCCAGTTATGGTAGGTCGCCAGCATCTCATCAGCAGATAGCCAAGGCCCGTCCTGATACTGAAAATAATAATCAGCATCCTTCGGAGATGACGGCCAGTACATAAGGCGTTCCGGCTCGTAGGTCGAATCATCAAACTGCTTAATGCCAAGTGTCCCCGCTATCCGACGGGCAATCGGAACATATTCATCCGGCGTAACCGGCCGGTCCAGGGGCAGGATAAGGCGCAGACGAGGCTTTTCCGGCGAATGCTTGTGCGTAGAATATACGGCAGCGGCATTGTCATAATACAGGGTAAAATTATCCCAGAAACAGACATCCGCAAAGTCGATATCTAACGTTACAAGGCTACGCGAGGCGACAGAATCACTTTTCCGGCGTCCGCTTGTAAGCGTTCCCCCGACAAATCCGCCGATATCCTTGATCTCCGCTTGTCGGCTTTTATCGGCTTTCATGTACTCGGCCAGCGTTTCTGCAGTCCAGTGTGTCCGGCTCAGTTTCTCTAAAAACAGGGACCAAAGGATGTCCCTGTTTTTCCAATGTAATTCCTTCCGGCTTTTGCCGATCGAAATTGAAATTTCATTATCGTACTTTAATTGCATAATATTCTTTTACATCACATTCTACACTGTTATCACCTTCATCATCATCTCCCGGAGTACGGGCGGGGGTGTATAGTTTGCATTTGTACCTGTCCGGGCACTGATGGCCGTGGCATTTTATTTTTTGATGTTTCATTTCTTTCGTGATATGAATTATTTGTTCAGAATCAGCTTCATACACCTGCGGAACTCTTTTACAGAGCCGGGGTTCATGTTTTTACAAATCATAATTTGCGCAATCTCCACTGGATTATACTTTCTGTATTCAACTGGGATTTTGCCAAATACTCCGTATTCTAACGTCGTTTCTCTGATATCCATAGGAATTTTCAATACTTTCAATGCCTTCTGCTGTTGTGGAACAGAGTACGGCTGATAATTACTATCCCAATTTCCAAATACGGAAGTGACATAAAGAATCTTTTTTGCTAATCTTATTTTCATTTCTTTTTAATTATTAATTCCATTTGGTTACTATTGAAAAAACAATCGGAGAATTACGTTCATTAGTAAGTACATACACTGCTTTATATTTACCTTTCAGTGTATCCCCGTGAAAAACTATCCCCGAAATACCCCTTATAGATAGATTAAAGAGAAGAAAGGGAAT